GTCGGCATTGCATCGCGCCGGCACAATCATCAAGACGCGGGCCAAGCAGAAAACACCAATTGAAACTGGCCTGCTACAGAAGTCACTGCAGGTCAAGGACAGCAAGCACACAAGCCGCAAGATCTACTCTCTGGTTGGTGCCAGCCGCAAGACTGTCGGCCCGGCGATGCGGAACTACTTTCGCCGCAAAGCAGCGGCGAGTCGGGCAGGAGTTCCACTCCGAATCACATCCAAGAAGATCCGCAAGCCGTCCCGCTATCTGCACCTTGTCGAGAAGGGGTTCAAACATCGCAACGGCAAGCAAGTGCAAGGCCGAAGAATGCTTGGCGAGTCCCTTGAGGCCACGAAGTCGCAAGTCCGAGATGCAGTCCGAATGAAGCTCATGGAGCGACTGACGAAGAGTCAACCATCAGACGACATCCCCACAACCTGAAAGGAACTGAGACATGCCTGTAACAGCAGCCCCCATGCAGGGCCATTCCGCAGCGATTACGTTTGGCACCGGCTTCTTTGCGTGGATCACTGACATCAATCCGTCCTCGATGCGGCGGGAAGCATTGGAGACGACTCACAGTGCCACCACGACGGCCCGCACGTTCATTCCCGAGAAGCTCGTCAACTACGGCGAGCTGCGGGTCACGATGCTGTTCGACGCATCGAAGGACCCGCCCATTGAGGGAGCGGCCGAGAGCATCACCGTCACCTACCCGATGGCGGCTGGAGCCACCACGGCGGCTACGTGGACTGGCACTGGGTTCATGACCGCCTACGAGCCTACAGTGCCGATCAACGGCATCATGACCGCCACCGCCACGATCAAGTGGACCGGGGCCATCACCGTGAACGCAGCGAGCTGATGATGACAACCAAAGATGCACTGTTCTCGGCCGCCAAGCGCGTCAAACGCACGTCTGTTAATGTGTCGGCATTCATGCCCGATGTGACGGTGTGTGTGAAGGTTCTCACTGGAACTGAACTCGACAAATACACCGAGAGTGTCCGGCAAGCACAGGAAACCAAGCAGTACGTCCGCAGTCAGGCCACACTGGTAGCCTTGGCGATATGTGATGGAGACGGCAACCCGCTGGCCACATTGGATGATGTGCCGCACATCTGCGATTGGAACGGCAAGCTGCTGGAGAAACTGTTCTCCGAGGCATTTGCACTGAATCGCATCGGTGCAGATGAGATCGAGGCCGCCGAAAAAAACTGAGGTCGCACCCGAGCCGACTGTTCTGGTTCTTTCTGGCCCGGAACCTTGGGTGTACGGTGCGAGAGCTTCAGGAGCGGATGGATGCGCAGGAGTTTGCCGAGTGGCAGGCGTACTACCGCATCCAGCCGTTCGGCGATGACTGGGCACAGACGGATGCGATCCTCTGGATGCTCTACCAGGTGAACCGGTCGAGAAACTCGGAGAACCTGACGATGGGCACATTCCTCCCCAAGGGATTTGGTCTCGGGATCACAGAGAAGCACGAGCCAGCGAAGACTGGCGAAGACATTGCCCGCAAGCTGAATGCGTGGGCCAAAATGCACGGACTGAAGCAAGTCGAGGTCAAGAATGGGTGAAAGTCTCGGCACGCTGACAGTTGGCGTCTCTGCGAATGTCGATCCCGCACAGCAGGCTATCACCAAGCTGGCGGATTCACTCGACGACTTCATGCGGAAGATGGAGCGTGGCGGGACGGGCAAGCCGCGTATGTTCGCCCAAATCGACCAGCACGTCAGAGACTTTGAGGAGGCGCAAAAAAAGGCGTTCGCACAGGCCAGTAGCCTTGAGTTGCCGGTCCTCAACAAGCGGATGTACCTGCCTGGCGAACAAGAGGCGATGCAGCAAGGGGATCTTGTTGCGGCAGCGGATATTCGCATCAAGAAAGAGCGCGAGCTGAACAATGTGTTGCAGCAGCGCGATGACATCCAGCAGCAGCAAATGGATGCGTCGAATCGCGGCAATGGCCAGGCGACCCGTCAGCTTGACGGCATGGCCAACTCTGCAAACCGAGTGAAGTATGCTGTGTTGAATCTCGGATATGGCGTTCAGGATGCGGCGACCGTATTCGGCACCGGCGGTCTCGCTGGTGCGGTTCGTGCGTCGGCAAATAACCTGAGCGGCCTAGGGGTATTGCTGGCCGAGACAAAAGGCGGAATGGCTGGCCTTGGGGCGGCGGTAATGTCTGTGGAACTCGGGATAGTCGCACTTGCGACTGGCGTGATGATTGCTGCCGATGCGTGGCAGAAGTACGAGGCCGCAGTCAAAAAGGCAAACGAGGAACAGGCAAAGGCAGATTTCCGACGTTTTAACCCAGAGGCTGTGGCTGATGATGCTGCAAAAAGGGCACGTGCAGTGGAAGATGCCAGGGGCCTGGAGGATGCGCGTGCTGCAAAGGAGGCTGCGGACAAAAAGCGGGCCGATATCCGCGTGAATCAGGCTGCACAACAAGCTATCCGCGAGCAGCGAAGAGCAATTGAGCAGGAATTGATGCAATCCACAGAAATGGACCGCCTTTTGAAGGGAGCCCAGAGAAATGTGTTCGTCGATCCAGACACCAGACGACGCACAGATTTTCGCTCTCCAGAAGAAAAGGCGGCACAGGCTACCGGAATGACAATCGAGCGTTCGGCAGCACGCACCAAAGAGCTTGGTGACAAGCTGAAGCAGAATGAAGAGGAGCGTAAAAAGCTGGCCAAGGAACGCCTAGACATCGAGAACGAGATTGAGCAGTTGGACAAGAGGGCTGGCCAGTTGGCACCACAGAAAATTGAGGAAGCCCGCCAGCAACTGCAGCAGTATCAAAGACAGGTTCAGGATCTGGACTCACAAGAAAAGAAACTCCGTGATGAACAGGGACGTGGGCTGGAGTCCCGCAAGGCCCAGATTGAGGACGAGCAGAGGGTCGCGGAAATCGCCCAAGGCAAATTGGATCTGAGTGTCAAGTTGCGGCAAAAGGCAACGATGGGAACCAGGAAATCCATCCGCGAACAATACGCACTAACAGATGAGGAAATCCGCGCTCTGAACATGTCGGGCAAGCGCGACGAAGAGAGAAAGGATCTCGACAAGCAGATTGCGGACTACGAAACAAAACTGGGTCGCATTGTAGAGCTGAGAGGAAAGTTGCAGGGTGACATTGCGAAGTTGCTTGAGATGATCCCGGGACTTGGACCTAAGCCGCGTGGATTGGAAGAAGAGCAGTCGGACATGGAATATCGCCTGAACTTCCTCGGGCGTCGTCGTCGCGAGATCATGGCACAGTCCCGTGCCAGCATGGCGAACGTCGGCGTGGCGGCATTAGAGTCGTCCACGGCATATGAGTCGCTTGCCCGTTCCCGTATGCAGCAAGATCCACAGACGGACCTGTTGCAGCGCATTGTGCGGGCCGAGGAGATGGCGACCAAGGAATTGGCAGCGATCCGCGAGAAGCTCGATCCCGGCCGAGGGGCACGCATTGCAATTCTGGAGAAGATTGACTGATGGCGACACAGATCAACGAGATTGTCGGCGCGACAGCGAGCTACACGCTGCAGGGGCAGGAAGCCTATGAACGGGTCTTCGAGCTGATCTTTGACAGCCCCGTATTTAACGCGGCAGACGTGGTCAGCAACCCACTGCTTCCTCCATTGCAGTCATTGTATGCACCGTGGTCGGCGGCAATCCACGACGCACGTCAGGCACGTCATTCGGGTGGAAGGGCGGCCCCTAACATCTGGACTGTCACATGCCGGTATTCTTCGCAGCAGAACACAAACCAGAATGAGCAGCGAGACCCAGAGCTTGTGGCCCCGAAGATTTCGTGGTCATCGAGCAATCAGCAGGTCTATCGAGAGCGAGACCGGCGTGGAAAAAAGAAGTGCAACTCGGCTGGCGACCCGTTCATTCCGATCACCCCGACATATGAATCAATCAAGGTGGCCACAGTCAAATACTTCGTTCGAACAAAACCTGCCGGACTTTTGGATCTGGTTAACAAGATCAACTCCAACACATTCACAGTGGACGGTGAGTACGTAGCCAAAAACTGCTGCCGGATTGCAGACATTCAGGTCAGCGAGCCGCGAATTGAGCGTGGCGTCGTCGGCAGAGACATCACAGTGCAGTTTCAGATCGGCCCGACTAAGACGTTGAACAAGGCGGGCGATGTGATCGGCGTAGGGTTCACTGCCAACGTGGAGCAGACCAAGACTGTTGGCTATTGGATACCTGAGTCACTTGACCGTGGTCGACGCGAAATCAAAGCCATTTCACCGTACAACATACTGATCCCAGTGGTGACTCGCGACGGAAGTGAGCCGACTGAACCATCACTGCTTGATGGTCAGGGCGTGGCACTTGATCCGCCTGTTGCAGACGGTTCCGAAGTCTACCGCTATTGGTATGATTACGAAGAGGCGGACTTTTCCCTGATTCGACTCCAATAGGTGCCACATGGCCAATGAGATCACGCTGTCACTTGCCACTACGCTGGCAAATCCAGTCGATTCGACTACCGGGGGGCTGAAGGACCAGTACGCAAGCAGTGTTCGGATCAACCAGGCAACGATGGGGTTCTTCTCCGCTGTCGTGGCAACGAGTACCTCAGAAGCGGCGTTTCCATCCTCTGGGCTTGGAACGAACGGCCTCATGGTCTTGCAGAATCTCGACACCACGAATGACATCGACTATGGGCCAGCGTCGGGTGGTGTCATGGTCGCGGCAGGCACGCTGAAGGCGAATGGTGCTCCGCATGTGCTCTACTGCAAGAGCACGGCCACCTTTCGGCACAAGGCAGCGGCTGGCACCCCCAAGCTACTGATCCGCATTTACGAGGCGTGACGCATGTCTGACGGCATTATATTTGGTCCCGAGGCGGTGAGGCAGATTACTGAGGTGGTGCGCCTCGTGTTGTCACAGTCCGATCCGTCGTGGCAGCTTGGGACTACCCAGGGTGCGGAGACGCGCAAGCCAACCATCCATGGCTACACCAACGCGGCGGGAGCCGTGGACACCTATGTCTCTGTCTCGGTCTACAAGCGAGTCTATGGCAGCACAGCTGAGACAGATACGGGAATCGACATCGATGCGTGGTGTGGATCAGGTGCAGTCAATGCCAACACCCGGGTGATACTGCAGCGATTTGTGTCACACTGGGAAATCATTCAGGGACGCTGCGGTACGTGAGGTGACGTGATGTTCTTTGGATGCTGTGGATGCCAAGGCGGAAACTGGTATTGGCTGCGGAAATACACCAAGACGCCCGGCGTGTTCGTTGTGGCCGAGGCGGATCATCCAGATCCGGACAGCGGCACAATTCCGCTGACGCTGATTGAGAAGGCGTCCAATCTGATTGTCTGGACAACGCGCTATGTTGGCACCTACCCAAACGGCAGATACAAATATCGATGGACTCGTTACACATACAACACGTCTTTGGATCTTGTTGCGCAGGCATCCGTTGATGTTCAGAGCATTGTCTACAATACCGAAGGCGAATCAGAAGTGTTCAGCACGAATGGCTCATGGATTGCATTCGTGACAGAGCAGACTCTGTATAGCCCAACATCACCGCCCGACGCCACAATCGACGTGTATGACGATACACTCACGTTCCGCTACCAACTAAGCTTTCTCCCAACATTAGATGGGGGAACCATGCTGCAAGACTTTGGATTCGATTCATCAAACAACCTGTATGTAACCACTTCGGCACGCGGCTTTCCGGGCTTCATTCCGGCGACCGTGAAGGTGTGGAAATACAACACGTCTGGTACGCAGCAGTGGACGTCGACACAATCCAGTTCCGCAATAAGTGGTTTTGATAGAGGCACGCTTCGGATTGCATCCGACGACCATGTGTGGATTGGACGAACGAGTCGTATTGAGCGGTGGAGCCCGGCGGGAACTCCAGCATTTATCGGCACCAGCAGCCCAACATTCGCAATGTACCCGGATGGGTCGAGTGGCATGTGGTGCTTGTCCGGAGGGTCTCTAAGTAGTGCGGTAACCGTAAGAAGATTGACCTCTGGCGCGCTCGCAGATGCGTTTACGCCGTTTTTGATTCAGGCGAATGTTTTGACGTGCGTATTCCCCGAGGGCCAATCTGCGCTATGGGGCACTGGGCCATATGTTACGTATCATGGCGGCGGTGCCATTCCGCAGTATCCTGCCGCCCCACTGGTAAAATGGAACACAACGGGAAACGTAGCACAGCGATGGGAGTCGGCCCCAACGGCGACACGGCCGTTGTTTTGGCACAACGGCCAAGCTTTTACACCTGGCCAGTATGGGATCAGACACCGCTTCGGCGTGCTCAGTGGAAGCGATGTGTACGTGACTGGATACCGCACAAGATCCTATCCCTGATGCAGGTCATCGCCTTCATTCGTGCCATCGCCCAGCATATTGCCGAGGGCTGTCCGCACCTTCCAGAGGACTCTCTTAGAAAACGATTCGCCACATGCGAGCCGTGCCAATTCAGGAGCGGCAACACATGTGGCGAGTGTGGATGCGTCATTGCAATCAAGGCTCGCATTCCGAGCCAGCAATGCCCGCGTGGCCTGTGGCCGGTCGATTAGGTGGGGGCCCCATTCTCCTCGATCACGGCCCACGCAAACGGTCCCTGCATGCCGGTGGAGCTGCTGACAGCGAGTTCGATGGTCAGAACGTCCCCAATGGCCAATGTGGCAGTGCTGATCGTTCCGGCGACAACGGCACGATCCGAGGTAGCGTTGGTGATGGTGACCACCGATGACAAGACCGAGACACCATTTTTCTTCAGGTCGAACGTGACACTGGCCGAGGTGCCCGTGTCGTAGCACAGAGCGTTGAAGTTACGGATCGTCCCGGCTTTGTCTGCCGTATAGACGATCTCGTGGCGGGCAACCGGCGTTCCGGTGACGGCCAGATCGAAGTTGGTGAATATCTTGTAGAGGTGCTGCAACTTGTCGTTGTCCAGCAATGTGGTTGCCGAAATGGCGTCATTGCTGATGTCTGACGTGTCGAACGTGATGTTTCCGGTGACTCTAGCCATGAGAACCTCGGGGTGAATGGGAGAGAGATTCAATCATCCCGAGATTCACGGC